CCCCAGCACCAACAATAATGTCAACAATTATTTCAGAGCCTACTCCACCAGTTAAAACAGCACCAATAGACACTATTCTATTTGATGAAGCAGCAGTTCCAATAGACATAATGTCAGACCTTATTTTTGAAAATATTGGTGGCCAAGAATTAATTAGCATTGTAAGATCTGACATTGTTAACGGACAAAAAATATCATATCAACCAATTAAAAATTTATCATCAATTCAGCAACAATATAATCCAAATAATATCTTAGGTCTACAACAAACCGCAAATAGATTTTTTGCTGGATTTTCAATTAAACTAGAAGATAAAATACCTGAAGTTGGAAATGGTCTTAATGGTGAAAACGTCTATTTTGACGAATCTACTGGAGATCTTATTATTGAGTTTGTTAATTTAAGCAATGATGAGCAAATAGAGACTCAAATAACAGTAAATGGTACAATATATGAAGCGAATCTTGGAGACTATACGTCATGATAACTAATACTGGTAAGACAATTATTGCTAAATACCTGCTTGGTCAGGCACCAGCATATGCATCTTACATTGCAATAGGTTGTGGGGCAACACCACTCACAACTGGAAATGATATTGGAGATTATTCAACAAAGACAAATCTAGATTTTGAAATGTTTCGTGTACCGATTTCTTCAAGGGGATTTGTAAACGAAGGGGGACTAGATAAAATTGTATTAACAGCAGAACTACCAACAGAAGAAAGATATGAAATTTCTGAAGTAGGAATATACTCCGCTGGATCAAATCCTTCTGCTGGTGCATTTGATAGCAAAACAGTATTTGCTTTTACACAAACAGAAAATTGGCAACACCATACACCATCTGCAGCCGTTGCAATTGATACATTTAATGCAGCACTTGATCAACCAGAATATGATAATATTATTGCTGTTACAGATTCAGTATTTCAAACAAGTTCAGATAATCCAATATTTTTTAAATCTCCAAGAGTTGAAAGATATGAAAGACCAAGATTTTTAAATAATATAATAATGATTCAGGGTGACGATGCTGATATTTCAATTAGCGAAGAAAGTGGAGCAGCACAAGACCATTTTGTAATAGAGCCAGGATCAAGCCACATTCACCTAACTGGTGCTAGTGTTGATTTTACAAGAAACTCTCCAACAGATGAACTAAGATTAGCATTTTCTGTAGTTAATAAAGATGCAACATCCAACGACATACCAGAAAGAGTTAGAGTTCTTGTTGAGTTTGCATCAACAGAAACAGAGAGTGCAGAATATGCTAGATTTGAGGCTGAAGTTGTAAATGATAGTAGTGGTGGAGCATATGATTTTGATACAGAAAGATATTTTGTAGTAACTAAACAACTTCAAGATTTATATACATCTGCTAACTTTACGTGGAATGCCGTTACAGTTGTTAAAATTTATGCATCTGTTCTTGCAGAAGAAAGTGGACCAATAGGGATTCCATCTCCAAATTATTATGTTGCTTTAGATGCATTAAGATTGGAAAATGTTGCAACATTAAATCCACTTTATGGTTTAACTGGATATTCAATTATCCAAACTCAAGATGCATCAACAGTTATTAAAAATCCTAATACTAGTAACTATATTGAATTTAGATTTTCTGTGGATGTTTCTGGCGGAGTAACATCGTAATGGCTGATGCAAGCATAAAAAAGGCAATTATTAAAAAGGCATTGCTTCCAGCAATTGATTCTGAGAATATTGGATATATTTTTAGATACAGAGTTGTATCAGAAGATAAAAACAGAACATCTCAGTGGTCCCCAATAAATATAGTTGAAGATGACTCAATTACTTCAGTTAATGGTGCATTGCAAATATCTCAAACAATAACAACCGCTGTATGGGATGATGAATTAAATAGACCAAAATATGATATATTTGTTGGTTTTGATAATACAACACCAATATATCACGGAACATCACCAATACATACGTATTCATTTTTAAATACTGGCACCACAAATGTTCGTGTCATTATTCAGGTTGAAGGATCACAAAAAACACTAAACGAAAGTCTTGAAATATATGACTCAGGAATAGAATTGTTGGTATAATGAAAAGAGGAGGAAATTAATGGCTAAGGTACCACTACCAGAAAGAGGGCAACCTCTTGATGTTACATATTTATATTCACTTGTTGAGGCTGTGAATGATTTGTCTACACAGGTTTCATCGGCAACCTATAACTACACAACAGTTGATACAGTAAGTGCTGGCGCACAAAATGTTAAAACATCTGAAACTAGAATAATTGGTGGCTATGTTGAAGTTGCCAACAACTCAACAGTTTCTGCTGGAAACGAAAAAACTTTTACATACGATTTTAGTGATTTTAAATACTCTCCAATAGTTTCAGCAACTGCAGTTAATATTGGACAAACACCTGCAGGACAAAATGTAAATGTTATTCTAAAAACTGTAACAACTTCAAGAATTGAAGGTGTTGTAAGGTTTGGAACTTCTGGAGATTTATCACTAGCAGTACATTTAGTTATTGTTGGAATTCCAAACTAAGGATAAAAATTAATAATGCTTAATTGCAAAAAATGCAATGGCAGACTATTTATTGATAGACAATATAGTGGTTTGCAACATATGGAAACTTATTGTATGGTCTGTGGATCAAGAACTTTTTATCATCCACCGACAGAAAGCGAAGAAGGCAGATGGTTACTGGCAAAGGAATTATTCAGAGCGAAGCGTACAATAACTCAACTGTAATCAAAGGCAATCAAAAAATATGGTTCCTTAACGGTGATCTTGTTAGACTTCACCACAGTTCAAGATCTACTGGTTTAGTTTCTGTTTATAATATTACTAAAGATAGACTTGAGACATGTCTTCGTATAGATTTTAGAAAAAATAGAGAACGTGCATATACCGTAGCAGAGACTGCTAAGTTAATTAATCGTCATAGAAAATACATGCCTAAATTAATTAAGACTGGAATGATTCCGCCACCAGTTGGGGCAAAATTAAATGGTGAACGTGGATTTAGAATAAGATCTTATTATTCAGAAAGCATGGTACGAGACATACGTGCTATACTGGCTACTATACATATAGGACAACCAAGAAAAGATGGACTAATAACAAATAATATGACTCCTACAAGCCAAGAATTGACAAGGCGTATGGGAGACGGTATACTTACATATACGAAGACAGAAGATGGCAGGTTTATTCCTGTGTGGGCAGAGAATATTTAATAGAAGAAATGGTGGGGTATGGAAGAAAATAACAGCACTAAGGTATCAGCAACACTAGGATACACATTAAATTTAGGAAATTTTCAATCTTTAAGAGTTGATCTTGGAGTAGTAGACCAAGTGCGTCAAGGTGAAACCACTGGAGATGCTATGGATCGTGTTTATACTTTTGTTGAGAACCAAGTTATTCAAAAGGTAAAAGACGCAAAAGAATCACTTCTAGAGGACTAATATGGCTGAACGCAAAGACCGTATGGCTTTGCTAAGTAGATATAATAAATTACATCTACAAAGATATGAAGCCAAGTCTAATATGAATCTTAATGTTGAACAATGGGCTGCAGATGCTCTTGTTGAATCATACGGTATTTCTCAATGCTATGATTTATTAGATTATTATTTTAAGATAGCAGAAAATCCTACTTGGAATTATTTTGCATATAATGCAGAAAAAATTCTTAATGGTAAACTAGAAGTAGAGCAAGATATTAAAGAAAGAACAGAGCGCAGGGAACTAGCAAGGAAGTGGATTAGTGAATAATACAGAGGCAAAGTTAATTACTGCAGTATTAAATGATAAACAAATCCATGTATTATTACAAGCCAATGTTGATAATCTTTTAAGAACGCATAACGATGTCTGGAATTTTATTAGACAGTATTCAGAAAATAATCAATCAGTTCCACCAACATCATTAGTTGTAGAAAAATTTAGAGATTTTAATCCAGTAGAAGGAGTTGGTGCAACTAAGCATCACCTTGAAGAATTACAGTCAGAATATTTAAATGATAGCCTTAAAGATATTTTACGCAATGCAGCAGGTGAAGTTCAAAGCGGTAATGGTAATAATGCTCTTGAACATTTAATTACTAAAACATCAGAACTTAAAAAGAATACTGCTGCAATTAGAGATATTGAAGTAACAGACCTTGACTCTGCAGTTGCTTATTTTGAAAATGTAAAAAAAATGCAGGACCTTGGACAGGTTGGAATTAAAACTGGATTGCCAGGGTTTGACAATTACCTACCTTCTGGAATCATGCCAGGACAACTTGGAGTATTCCTTGCATATCCAGGTATCGGAAAGTCTTGGTTGGCTCTGTATTTCGCTGTACAGGCTTGGAAACAGGGTCGTAGCCCACTAATCATAAGTCTTGAAATGTCTGAGACAGAAGTTCGTAACCGTGTATTTGCAATCATGGGTGAAGGTCTTTGGTCTCATCGTAAACTCAGCAATGGCGAAGTAGAGATTGATATGCTTAAAAAATGGCATGCTGATAAGTTGCAGGGTAAACCAGAGTTTCACATTATTTCTAATGACAGTGGTGGAGAAGTAACTCCTTCAGTTATACGTGGAAAGATTGATCAGTATAAGCCAGACTTTGTTGTTGTTGACTATTTACAACTTATGTCTCCAAACCAAAAATCTGATAATGAAACGGTACGAATGAAAAACCTTTCACGAGAACTTAAACTTATGTCTATTAGCGAAGAAGTTCCAATTATGGCTATTTCTTCTGCTACACCAGATGATGTTAAAGATTTGTCCAGCCCACCAACTTTAGGGCAGACTGCTTGGTCTAGACAGATTGCATATGATGCTGACTGGGTAATGGCTCTTGGTCGTGCTACCAATAGTGATATTATTGAATGCGTATTTAGAAAAAATAGAAATGGTTTTATGGGTGATTTTTTAGTTCAAGTAGACTTTGATAGAGGATACTATCGCTATAAAGACTATGAGGATAAAAATGGTTAAGGATATGTATACGGCAGAGCAGGTCCGTCGTGTTCTTACTGGTGCTGGAATTGAT